GTATAGCACGTAATTCATCACCTATTATAACTGTAAATGCTCCATACATTCTTTGTTCTTGAATAGTAGATGCAGTCAAATTACCTGCTGCTATCTCAGTTATTTCATTTTGAGAAAGTCCTGATGTGAGTAGAGATAAAATTACAGATTGAGTTAGTGCTTTGTTTTGTTGTAATGTTTGTAATAATACTGAAGGTAATCCAAATTTAGATATTGATGACAATGAAAGAGCATTGCCTAAATTAGTCAAATCTTGACCGAAAGCCTGTGTAGATAAACTTACACCAGTAATATCTCCAGTAATCAAATCATTCATATTACTAAATGTGCCATCTAAAAACTCTACAGAGTTTCTTAGTGCAAAAATTGCTTTATTAGATTGCTCTATGAAGCCATCTAGATTCAAAAATTGAGTGGCATAATTTTTATATTCTGGTTCTTCATTTAGTGGACTGGATCCTTGCCAGTTGAAAACATTCCATGCTTGCAATGCTAGACAGCGTAAAAAACCCCATTGCGTAACAGAAAAGTTATTGTTGTCAGTATCATAGGGAAACCACTTAGCTTCTTGCCCCTGACCTACATCTCCTGCTATAGCATATCCGCTAGTTGCTTGACCTTGCCATACATTACTTGGGTCATTGATTAGATAAGTAGGTGGTAAACTATTTGACAGTGCAGGTATTCTGCTTTGTCCCATTGCAAGTAGATTATCATAGGTATCTTTATCAATATTTGAATTATAATATGTTATATTTGGTACTTGAAATCTAAATGTATGGTCTGTAAAATTCATATATTCGGCTACATCAGGTGTATAATTCAAACACCATTTTCCGGCTGTGCCCGAACCCGGATCTAAAAAGTATACTTGCCATTGACTACCCGGAGTATTACCATCACCTGAAACTAAATTACCTATAAAGAATCCTAAATTTAGTGCTTGTCCTTTACCGGGATTAGAAAAAATAATTCCTGCGCCTCTTGAAGTAATTACGGTCCCTACACTATAACCCAATCTTCTTACTTGACCTTGTGTATAGCCGGGTAAATTTGGTCCTGTTACAGTGCATTCAAAAACAGTACCTTCATCATTTGAAGGTGCACCAACGACTGTAAAATCTGTTTGATACACCCCTGGACTTGACTGCGGGTTCGACGCAATTACATACTGATATTTTCCCATGTCCTCACTATAGGGCGGTTGTCCATAAACATCGACATCTGCCCAATCAGTATTGCCCATCTCTGTAATTACAAATCTAGCTCCAAATCCTGTCATTTGTTGGCTGGGTAAAACAACGGGCATGTCTTGAGCTACGATTTGACCGCGAGGGATTATTCCGCCCCTAATAACTTTCTTTACAGTAAGTATACCTAAATAATTCGTTATTCCTACTAAATCGCCTATTATTTCTGTTGGTGATAAACCATCATTGTCACTAAAGCCATTTGAGTAATATGCCGCTTGTATAGATTGTGTAGCCCAAGATAAACAAGTATCGTTTATTAGTGAGCCCGGGGTGTAGTAATCGTTCGTTTTGCTTGATCCGATCATACGCTCTGCGACCGGATTGATACTTAGTCCTTCATTTAGAATTGTTGATGCAACAACGTTTACACCTAACGGACTTTGTATACCTGTATCTGACATAAGTTATGGAACGAAAACGTTCTCGCTTCCTTCAACAATTTTGTGGCCGCAGTTATTGGGAGTATCCACACGAACTACTGGTTTATTCTCTGCAAAAACAGTAGGGCTACCCTCAGTAGTTACAGCATTTTTGTGTATGCTAGGTTTAGGGGGACTGTGCGGTGTAATTTTATTAGGGTGTGTAGCTACTGGCTTATTATTAGCAAAAACTGTATTGCAACCCTGTTGTAATACACCACCTGTTGTATTTTTGTCTCCCTTTCTACTGAGTTTTTTACCGGCCATATTTTATCCTATCAATACTTTTTTACCAGGCACTTGTAAACCAGTTGTTGCTTCAATGTACTTCGTTTTTACGTTTTCGTCTGTTTCTGCTACTAGTGCGAGGCTATTAGTATTTAGTCGCACATTTCCACGGTTATTGTAGGTAAACATGCTAGGAACTAATCCAAGACCTCCGTTTGGGCTAGGACCAATGCTAACTGGTTCACTAATAACTAGATATGTGTCTTTGACTTCTAATACTTTTGCTACTAATTCTTCACCGCTGTTTAGCTTGAATGTGTATGTCTCATCTACTTTTAGTTCCATTTTACTTTGCCTCGTTGAAATATTTTACCAAATCGTCGTGTCCACCGATATATTTCTCATCTAAAAATATCTGCGGTACTGTTCGTGCTGTGGGTACACTTTCTAATAGTTGTTCTTTTGTCCAACCACTACCAATCTTGCGTTCTTCGTACTTGATGCCTTTTTGTTCCAATAGTCTTTTGGCACGGTCGCAGAAGCCGCAGAAGTCCTTACTCCATATTACTGCTTGCATACTTTTCTCCTTATTACTTTATATATTATAGTGACGGTAGATCGTCATAATTTAGTTGATCACTCATGACACCAATAACATAGTTAGTGCTTTCGTTTTCCTGCAATGCTGTCTGCTTTTTGCTAGTATCACTATGCTTGTTGAACCAAGGTATAGGAGTAATTTTTGGTGCAGGATGTTGGTACTTGATACCAATTTCTTTGAGTGCTGTGTTAGCTGTGTAATCAACAAAATCTTTTAGAATGTTTGCGTTTAGACCAATGACATTGCCCTTGATGAACAAATAGTCAGCCCATTCTTTTTCTTCACGTATAACATCCATATACATTTGATAGACTTCAGTTTCACATTCTTGTTTTGCTTTGGCAAATCTACTATCTTCTTTGACAACTTGATTGATCAACCATGCTGTCCATTCTTTATGTAATAACTCATCTTGTAATATCAAACTGATAACGTTGCCATTACCTATAAAGATTTTATTTTCAACCATTGCTAGACTTGTAGCAAAACTGACCATAAATCTAAATGCTTCTAGTGCGTAACTTGCGTTGAGTGCTAACCAAATTGCATGAATGTGGTCTGCTTCTTTTACCTTTTCGCCTGCTTCTACTTTACAGTTGAGCAAATGTAAATCATCATAGTACTTGCCTACACTGCTCGCCATGTCAATGATTTCTTTAGTATCGTGAATACTATTGAAAACATCTTTAGGCACATTGTAAATGTTACGAATGATGTGACTATAGCTACGGCTGTGAATATTAGTTTCAAAGAATGTCCAATTGTAAACAAGTGCTTCTAGTTCTGGCAAACTAATAACTGGAGTAAAAATTTGGCTAGGGCCACGACCTTGAATACTATCAAGTGCAGTTTGACGTAACAAGTTACTTGTAAAAATATGTTTTACTGCTTCACTAGCATCTTTGAAATCATTAGCATCTTTTGTAAGACTGACTTCTTCTGGAACCCAGAAGAAACCACGTGCTGTTTGTTCTAGTTTCTGTAATTTATTATATTTTACTTCTTCAAATCTTTGAATGGTTACTGGACCACTAGGATCCAAAAACATCTTGCGATTCAAATAATCAGTTTTAGTTTTTAGGTTATATTGTTCTTTGCTCATTAGTAATTTCCTGATGCTAATACTATCTTACAGATATGTTCTAATCTTTCTATATGTTCGTAAGCACGCCAAGGACTAGTATCTATGCTTACTACCCCGTGTCCTTTTATTCCTACAATATCATACTTAGTATATCCATCTTTGTCAAGACTTAGATTATTATGTACGCCCTGTGCTAGTTCTTCGCTGATTGGTGGCACAATAGGAACATTAGGGGCAACCTTAGTATATCTACCCAACTCTGGAAAATCTTTTACAAGTTTATCTAACTGTATGCCGGCATGCATTGCTGCTACAATATATGTAGGATGTATATGTACGACAACACGAACATCGTTTTTATGTTGCCCTAATTCTTTTTGTAATCCAAAATGCATAGGCAACTCGCCGCTAGGCTTTAGTTGGCTACTAATATCAGTATAATCTAAGACTGTGTGATTATACAAACTTACATTACGATTGACTGCTTGTTTTATAATGCCAATCTTTTTGAATTGGTCTGGTTGTAATGTCTGTTTGCGTACGCCACTGGGTGTGATATAAAAGTAATCACGATCATGATGACGTATGCTTACATTGCCATCGCGGCTTGTAATCCAATTACGCTTGTAAGCATCAACTAATATATCACAAATTGTTTCTAACATAATACTATTCCTTTAGTAATCGCCAAACACGTTCCTGTGTTGTTTCGTTCCACATATAATGATATCCTCTTAGAGGCGGTTTGAGAGTATTAGGATCATACAACATAGTATGCTCATAATACCAGTTCATCCAAACTATTTTGCCGCTTGTAACTCTAACAGGAAACCACGCAAACTTTTTTGTTTCTTTGCTGTTTATAACTTACAACTCTCACAATCTTCTTCACTGACTTGTTCTACTACGGGCTGAACATTTTGTTGTACTTCTTCAGTCACCTTCGCGCCAGCCTTATTGATCAAACTATAATAGAAAGTCTTTAGTCCATATTGATGTGCTAACATCAAGTTCTTAGCAATCAATGTTGAAGGAACTTTACGTCCTTCAAAGTGTGCAGGATTATAGAATGTATTTGTTGAAATACTTTGATCAACATAAGCAGCTAGTACTGCCGCTGTTTTCAAGTATCCAACACAGTCAGTTTGATCCCACATGAGTTGATATTTATTCTTCAACTTGTTGTATTCGGGTACAACTTGTGTGAAACTACCAGCCTTACTTTCTTTTGTGCTAATCAATGACATAGGCAATTCAATGCCGTTCGTACTGTTGATTACCACACTTGAACTTTCTACAGGGGCGATTGCCATCAATGTGGCATTTCTTACGCCATATGTTTTCATCTCATTTCTGAGTGGTTCCCAGTCTAGTTCAGGTGTAAAGTCAGCAAGTTGATCTGCTCCTTTAGCACGTAGTTCCCAAGGGAAAATACCTTGACCATAACGTGTCTTATCACTGTCTACACACTTGCCACGTTCTTTAGCAAGTTCAACAGTGGCTTCTGTTAGATAATATGCTTGATGTTCCATCCAACTCTTGACTTCTTGTAGACTATCACTCTCGCCATACTTGAGTCCACGCTTGGCATGCCAATATGCGAGATTAGTTACACCCACGCCAAGTGGTTGTATCTCATCGTTACTCAACTTGCTTTGTATTGACAAGAAGTCCTGATAGTCTAGGATGTTACATAGACTACGCTGTAATATGCGACATGCTCTACGCATATCTTCTGGGTTTCTAAACGCACCCCAATTGATGCTACCCAATGTACATAATGCGATACGACCATCTGGATCGTCTAGTCGCTTGAATGGCTTAGTTGGAAGTAAGATTTCGCAACATAGATTGCTCTGATAGATTGTGTGATATTCTGGATCAAACGGACCCTGGTTCATCACGTTATCAATGAATACAAGGTATATTCGTCCAGTATCCGTTCTTTCTTTCAATATGCCGCCTTTGAATACATCTTCAGCGTTCATCACCTTTTTGCGTAAATCCTTACGTTTTTCATATTTGACGTAAAGTTCTTCAAACTTCTCTGAATTTGTATAGAAAGCCTCGTATAAATCAGGAACTTCGTTGGGGTCAAAAAACGTTATATTTTCACGGTTTTTGAACCTTTTGAAGAAGAATGCTGATAGTACTACGCCGTAGTCCATATGACGTACTCTAGTTTCATCAGTTCCTTGATTATTCTTCAATACGATCAAATCGTCAAACTGGTAGTGCCATATTGGGTAGAATATTGTAGCACTAGCATTACGTATGCCGCCCTGTGAGCATGAACGTAGATCACCATACCACTTCTTTAGGAACGGGATCATACCAGTGTGCATAACTTCGCCACCGCGAATAGGGCTACCGAGAGGCCTCAATCTTCCGATCTCTAGACCAATGCCAGCACGTTTGCTAGCATACTTTGCCATCATCTCTCCACTAGCAAAAATACTGTCAAGATCGTCGTCACTGCGAATAAGAACGCAACTAGAAAATTGTTTAGTAGGAGTCCCAAGACCAGCCAATACAGGAGTAGCCAAAGTAAATAATCCGTCACTGGCGCAATTGTAATATTCCTTGATGTATCGTAATCTTTGACTTTTTTCTTCATTATGGAAAACAGTCGCAGCGGCGACCATGTAGCGAACTTGGGGAGTCTCATAAATTTCCTTTGTAGCACGATTACGTACCAAATACTTTTCAATTAGTTGTTCAATGGCTGCGTAACTATATTGCTCATCTTTACTATGATCAATAAGTTCTTCCATTCTATTCCAATCATCTTCAGTATACCATTCTAATAAGTCGTTAGTATACAAGCCCAATTCTACATTCTTCTTTACGATTTCGTAAATGTGTGGTGGCACATATGATCCATAAACATCTTTGCGTAGCATGGATAATCTTTGTTTTCCTGCAACATACTGATAATTAGTATGTCCAATATCTGGATTGGTATCGCTATCAATCAAATCTACAATAGCGCGTAATGTAATACCATCGATCTCTCTTGTGGTAATACCATCATAAAAATGTGGCTGCGCTTTGATCTCAATCATACTCTGACTGATATCGCTAATGCCACTACAAATTTTTGCTACTTGCTGTTGCCATTTCTCAATGGCCAGAGGCTCTTTGTTTCCGTTTCTTTTTACTACGTTTATTTTCATTATCTACCTATCTTAGAATAAAGTGGTGTTATATCGTGTTTTCTAGTTATCACAAAGTCTGTTATGCGATTATTTACTACCATATCGGGCCAGTAATTCAGCACATATTTTGCGTTGTCAACTAGGACTAATACCACTTCGTTACTATTATCATCTTTTGCGTCAACTAGGTCAATGTTTTTATTGCCCAGTAACAACAATGTGTATATCATACCCAAAGCGCGGGCGTAGTAACAATATGTGTTGTCAGATAATAATTGCCAAGGACTAGGCCAATCTTTTATAAAATCTGTATGAAGATAATGCTGTTGGGTAGGTACTCGCTGCCAAAATTTATCAACCTCTACACAAATTTTATCTAGAGGTTGATTTATAGATTCGTTTCTTAGTTTTGCCCAAGATTGCAGACGAGTTTCGTAATCAAAAAGAAAAATATTTGTCACGACATACTTATCTTAGCTATGATAAGTCGGTAAAGATTATACTTTACCGACTACTACTTCAATCACACCTTCGCCGCCTTCAAAGTTTTCTAGTGCTTTACCGATAATTGTACCAGCGCGTGCCATATTATTAGCAACTGCATGACCATTTGGTCCTGATACCATCAAGTCACCCTTAGCGACTGGACCATGTACCTTGACTGGAACACGTCCTTGTAGTGCTAGTTCTACAGTATGCTCTGCTGTGCAACCTGCATTCATCAAGTATGCTGGGTTAGTTGATACAACACCTGCTACACGATGTGAATCGTATTCATCTGATATTGTAACTTCTAGTTCACCACCAAACAATACAACTGTACCTGGCTCATAATGTGCATCTGCTACATATTTTTCTGCCAAGTCAGCGTATGTTGCTTGTAGTTTTGAGCCTGCACTTAGAGTCCAATTACCTGTAATTGTACCTGCCGTAGTATTACCACCTGTAGTTAATGTACCTAAAGTTACTGTACCAGTTGATACTGATAAATTACCTGCAGTTATATTACCTGTTACTGCTAGTGAACTTAGTGTACCAACACTAGTGATATTTGGTTGTGCTGCTGTTGTTACAGTACCTGCTGTTGTGGCAGCGCCAGTCAATGCACCAACAAATGATGTTGATGTGACGCTTGACAATCCTGCAACAGTTGTTACAGTTGAACCAAGTGTCAATGCTGTGCTACCTAATGTTACGCTAGCGTTTGCTAATCTTGCTTGTGCTAATGTACCACTTGATATGTTGCTTGCGTTCAAATTTGTTAGTGCTGCACCATTACCTGTAAACACGCCTGTATTTGCTGTAAATGCTACTGCTGTTACAGTACCGTTGACTCCCAATGAAGTCAATGTACCGACTGATGTAATATTTGGTTGAGCGGCTGTTGTCAATGTACCAGTAAACGTGTTTGCAGAAATATTGTTAGCACCGCTCAAGTTGCCACCGCTACCGCCACCGATGTTTGCGTTACCTACTACGTTCAAGTCATTAGCGACATTGACATAGTTTGCAGTTGCTAGATTGCCTAAATTTGCATTACCGCTAGATAAGTTTCCTGATACTGTTAGTGATGTTAGTGTACCGACACTAGTAATTTGTGTTTGGCTTGCGTTGACGCTGAATACTGTACCGGTTAGTGTTAGACCTGTACCTGCAGTATAAGTACCAGCACCTGAGAACTGTGTCCAGTTAACTGGATCTGTACCGACTGTAGTTACAGCATCAGTCATTACCCAACCAGTATTGTCATACAATGTA